ACAGCGAGAAATCGGTTAAAATCTTCTCACCCCTACAGAGAGTGATGGATTCCGCCGATGGACAACAAATGGTTGCAGGAGTTACTGCGTTCAATCCTGCGTGACATAGACATTAGGCGTTTAATGCATATGCTAATTATCTTCGTCATTCTCACGGTTTTTTTGCCTGACTCTGTAAAGCAGTCTGTTGGGGCTCATAATCCAGAGTTTCTTCCAGCATTCAGCCTTTACTACCTGATGATCCTCTGTGTCAGTTTTTTTATTTCTTCGCTGACCAGCTTCACTACAAAATCTGTATTAAATGCGCTTCAAACACTGGCTATTCGCTTCAAAGTCAGCACGCTTTCAGTACCTGAAAAGCAATGTCTTCTGTCTTTCATCAAAACGGGTAACCATGTTGTATACGCAAAAAATCATAATCCCGTGGTTGAGCAGTTGGTCTTCAAAGGCATCCTGAGAAAAACCTACTCCTTAAATTGTGGCCCCGACATGGAAGGGTACGTCATAGAAGGCAAGTATCATTTCCACGTTTTAAGGCACTTATCTGCCAACCTTTGACCAAAACGCTTAATCCTTAGCGATAACTTTTTTCGAACTATGGAGATAATTTTCTCCACTCGCGTTCTATTGCGCCTGTCTTGCATAATTAGCTCGTCGAACGTTTCAGGCAAAACCGCAAAATCATCAGTCGTCTTTCTAAGGTCACATCCGCATTCAGGGCATTTAGAGTAGAGCGGTTCAAACTTACACGCTCTCGATAGTGCTTCCATCTTTCCGTCTACGCTTGTGCTCACCCTGCATACCCACAATGTTCGCTGTTGATGATTTGAATATACAAAACGTATTCATTTGAGTCAATACGATTTGTATACAAAAAATCGAGGTTAACATTATGTATTTGTTCATTAACGAAAGAATGGATGAAGATAGATGCGTATAAGACTATTTAGACGTGTAGCGCTGTATGATTCTTGGAACCCAGCCGGGTAGCTGGGCATCAGATGTTTTTAGAGCAGTCGTAGCTTGGTTTCAACGGCAACACCAATGATTCGACAGTTTCCGTTGATTGGAACAAGTGGCCATTGCGGATTTAGCCCTTTCAAATATTTTTGACCCCCATCAATGATCAATTTTTTGAAAGTGGCTTCATTTGTATCTGATAGTTTTGCGATCACCAAGCTGCCGTTTATAGGATCTCTTCCTGTATCAAACAAGACAAAGGTGCCCTCAGGAATACTAAGGCCAACTGGTGCGGTCATAGAATCACCTTCAACTTCTAGCCAGAATGCCTCTCCCTGGATATGTGCATCAGACTCAAGCCATAGATCGATATCTTTCAGGGTATAAGCTTCTACAGCTTCTCCCCAGGCCCCAGCTTTGACGCTACTTAATACGGGATACTTTTTACCGGGTTTATAACGGCCAATGTACTCAACATCCCCTTTAAGGGTCTCATCAACTATTAAACCACCCGCACCAACAGAAAAATTTTTTTTCCCTAAAAACTCTAGGATTCGTGCGATCTCCTCCAGGCTGGGCTCACGCCGGGCATTCAGCCAATGACTGACTGCACCTTTGGTTATGCCAAGATGTTCTGCCATCTGCTCTTGAGTAATCCCCTGTGATTTCATCAGGGATTTAGCTAGGTCGTACCATTTCATAGTCATACCAAAATAATACAACCCGTATACTTTTAATCGAGTCACAAAACGTATATCTCACTTGTGGATTTAAGATACAAAATGTATATTTACGTTGTTAACGGGAGAGCGAAATGAATAATCTTCGAGCAATAAGAACAAAATTGGGCATCACACAAGGGCATTTAGCAAGTGCACTTGGCGTAACAAAAGGGGCTGTTTGTCACTACGAAAACAGCAAAAGGAAAATGAATATCGATCAGTGCCGTGCAATCGTTTCTGCCCTCAATGATTTCGGTGCAGAAGTAAGTATCGATGATGTTTTCCCACCGCTGCAGTCTAGTGAAACTGCTGCGTAAACATAACTACCAAAGGAAAAACAACATGGTAGAGCCAAGCCTGAAAGAAGTAGTGAAATCGATGTGCAAAGCGTACCCCGGTGGACGTGAGGCTATGGCAGGCGCTCTTGGCATGTCAGTAACACAGTTCAACAACAACCTGTACGAGAAGAACGGCTGTCGCTTTTTCGAAGTGAACGAGCTGGAAGCGATGGAAGACATTTCAAACACGTCTCTCCTGGCTGATTACTTCGCTCGGCGTCGTGGCGCTTTGCTTGTGGACGTTCCACAGCTGGAAGACCTCGATCGAGTAGACCTGTTTACCCGTGCCATGAGAACTGCAGCTGCACGTGGTCAGGTCGATCAGATTATCCAGAAAGCTCTAGAAGATGGAGTGATTGAACCGCATGAGGCTGAAGAGATTAACGAGCATCACCGCCGTCACCTGGCTGCGCGTGAAGAAGAAATCCGCGCGATTGTCGCGCTGTTTAGCCGTAAGAAAAGCCCAAAAAAGTGACGCCAGCGGGCGTGCAGGCCCCTGGCGTCTTGGCGTGTCGTATTCAGTGGAGAAACTAACGCATGAACAGTTTAAACCGATTGAGACCAGCGAAGCAATTCAGATGCCTTCCACTGGTGGGAAAAGACTCCCCGTTCGGCTATGTGGAGAGATTAAACGACCAGCCTGGTGAGAACAACTACCAGCCAGAGAACGCGATGGTAGAGGCTTTTGCTCAGATGAACGAGAAGGGGCGTGAAGAATGGCTGAAGTTAACCGGCGATTCAAAGACCACTACGGCGTCCCGGTCCGCGTCATCAGATGGGATCCAGAGACTCGACGCGTTATATACCTTCGCGAAGGGTACGATCATGAGTGCTTCAGCCCTCTTGAACAATTCCAGCGTAAATTTACAGAGTTAAAGGACGACCATGAGCCTGTTGATGCCATCCCGGCCGATAGTGATAAACCCTGACCTTGCATACAGCATTGGCCTGAACGAGGCTATTGCGTTGCAGCAGGTTAACTACTGGCTTAAAGAAACCACCTCCGGACTGGAGCGTGACGGCGTGCGCTGGATTTACAACACCAACGAGCAGTGGCTGGAGCAGTTCCCGTTCTGGTCAGAGTCTACGCTGAAGCGCACATTCACCCGCCTGAAAAACCTCGGCGTTCTCAAAGTTGAGCAGCTGAACAAGTCTCAGCGCGACATGACGAACTACTACACGATCAACTACGAAAGCGAGCTTTTAGATGAGGTCAAAGTGACTAAATCGAATAGTTCAAATTGCACTCTTCCATCAGGTCAAAATGAACCGATGGAAGAGGTCAAAGTGGAACGCTCCATCAGGTCAAAACGAACCGCTCTCATCAGGTCAAATTGCACTGATGTTCTTACAGAGAATACTACAGAGAATACTACAGATATTAAAAAACCTATTTGTCCGGTTGCGCCGCAACCAGACGGTGATGTGCTGATCACCGATCAGGCTAAACAGGTTTTGACCCATCTGAACCAGGTAACCAGTTCGCGTTATCAGGTTTCAACAACCTCGCTGCAAAACATTCGTGCCCGAATCGGGGAAGGTTACACCGTTGAAGAGTTATCGCTGGTTGTGGATTACTGCAACGCGAAGTGGAGCGAAGACCTCACTATGTCGGCTTACCTTCGCCCACAGACTCTTTTCCAGCCAACAAAATTTCCTGGCTACCTGAAGTCAGCCAACAGCTGGGCCAAAGCTGGGCGTCCTCCTCGCGTCAACGGAGAGTGGGCCCGAGAAGATGGCGTTTTCCGTTCCAGCTTCCAGAACACTGACTACAGCAAAGTCCCTAACGGTTTCAGAGGAGCTAACTCATGAGCTTTCTCAAAACAATTCAGTTGTTCGTTGCCAATAACCCTGGGCTGACGAACAGAGAGATCGCTGCAGCACTGCCGGAGTATGCGTTGCACAGTGTTCAGCGTGCTGTATGTCGCCTTGTCATGCTTAATCGTGCTGAGCGCAAAGGCGAACGCCATAACTTCCGTTACTACGCGAAAGCGCCGGAAGGTCCTATTGGTCCGATCATCCCACGGATGCCGTTTGAGAAAGCAGAAGTAATACCTGAACCAAAGCAGGAAGCCGCACAAAACCCAGCTGTCATTGCGATGATGGACAAGGCTAAAGAGCTATCTGACAAGGGGCTTTATCTGCGTGCAGCTACCGTTCTGATGGAGGCATTCAATCGCTCAAAGAACGAAACCATGCGCGCCAAAATTCTCAAGGAGCGTAAGCGCTGCCTGAGTATGGTGCCGAGGGTTAAAACCACCGGTGACGGCTGGTGTCTGGCTGGCAGAGCGAGGAACGTCTGATGAAATACTCTCTGATTTACGCTGACCCAGCCTGGGAATATGGCAACACTGTCAGCAATGGCGCTGCCACCAATCACTACTGCACGATGAAGCTTATCGACATGAAGCGTCTTCCGGTCTGGGACCTGGCTGCCGATGATGCTGTTCTGGCTATGTGGTTCACCGGCACACACACCCGCGAGGCTATCGAACTGGCAGAAGCCTGGGGCTTTAAGGTCCGCACTATGAAGGGCTTTACCTGGGTGAAGTTCAACCCGCTGGCAGAGCAGCACATCAACAAAGCACTCCAGTCTGGCCGAGTGGAGGACTTTTACGACTTCCTCGACCTGCTGAACACGCAGACCCGCATGAACGGTGGCAACTACACCCGAGCCAATACTGAAGACCTGCTGATAGCCACCAGGGGAAATGGACTTGAGCGCCAGTGCGCAAGCATCAAGCAGGTTATCTACAGCCCACTCGGCGAGCATAGCCAGAAGCCAGCAGAAGCACGGTTTCGTCTGGAGAAGCTTTACGGTGACGTTCCGCGCATCGAACTCTTCAGCCGTTGCGGCGCGCCTGGCTGGAACCACTGGGGTAATCAGGCCGAATCACCTGATGTCGAGCTTTTCCCCGGCAATGTCCAGCCCATATTTAATGACGGATGGAGAGCCGCATGAAGAAGCTATCAACCGAGCAGGAGAACGCGGTTCGTGACGTTGCTCGTCAATGCTCAGATGCCATTAAGAAAGCCCTGAAGAAGAAGCCTAAGCCAAGCTGGAATGTCGTTGTTCCTCCGATCCTGAAGGAGTACCACGAGAAGGTTAAACCGATGGGCGTAAGCCTGGTGATGTTTAACAGCGTAATCGGGCGTCTTAATGGGCGCTATGGAGTCGACTCATGATCGAATTAACGTCGCGTCAGAGTGAAGTGCTGGATGCCATAGTGCTCTACAAGGACAGAACTGGATTCCCTCCGACGATACTGGAGCTTGCCGGGTTAATTGGCTGTGCATCACCGAACGCTGCTGCAGAGCACGTGAAGGCGCTCAAGAAAAAAGGTTATATCTCCGTTGCTCCTGGCGCTGCCAGGGGCATTACCATCGTCAAAACCGAATCTGATGAAAATCCGGTAACGATCATTAAAGACCTGTTATCAGGTGGAGACAAGTCCAGAGATAATGCGGTTGAATGGCTGAAAAAACAGGGAGTGGCTTTATGAAATTGGTGCTCCCGTTCCCTCCGAGTGTAAACACCTACTGGCGAGCCCCGAATAAGGGGCCGTTAAAAGGCCGCCATCTTATCAGTGAGAAAGGCAGGGCATATCAGAGTGCGGCATGCGCAGCGATTATTGAGCAGCTGCGTTGCCTTCCAAAACCATCATCGTCACCAGCTGCGGTGGAGATACTTCTCTTTCCACCAGATGCACGCCGCCGCGATATCGACAACTACAACAAGGCTCTGTTTGACGCGCTTACTCACGCTGGCATCTGGGAGGATGACAGTCAGGTTCAGAGAATGCTGGTGGAGTGGGGTCCTAAAGTTCCGGGTGGCAGAGTTGAAATAGCGATCACTAAACATCAACCATTGGTAGGGGGAATAGGGTGAGAGCCATACTGACACCTGAAGTTGCGCCAATGTCCGGGGTAGTGCTGTTCCGCCCAGGAAACGAGTTGCTGTGGTTGTTTCGTCGTGGACGGGTAGTTATTGAAACGCCATCTGAAGCTATCCAGCATCTGCCATCTGGACTGATTCCTGAAGCTCACCAGCCACTGACAGATGATGTCAGCATGCAGGAACTTTTCCTGAACGAGCTGGTTATTCAGCGTGCTGGTGGGCTTAGTAGTCTTGATGCCTGGCTGGAAAGAAAATTCGAATGTCAGTGGCCCCACAATGAATGGCACTCAAAGGACTTTACGGTGATGCGTCACGCTCCCGGAAGCATTCGCCTTTGCTGGGGTTGTGATAACCAGTTGCGTGAACAAACCACTGAAAGACTGGCAGGAATTGCCATGCAGAACCTGGTAAAATGGCTGCTCGAAAGGGTGAATATTATGCTGGGCTTTAGCGCTGACCACACCCTGACGTTACCGGAGTTCTGCTGGTGGATGGTGCGTAACGATCTGGCCGACCTTATTCCTGAATCACTGGCCAATAAAGCCCTCAGAATTAAGCCTGAATCGCACAGCTCAGTAATGCGGGAAAGTGACATAGTTCCGTCATTACCGGCGACTGAAATCCTCCAGGAGAAAGTTAAGAAGATTGTCTCGGTGAATGTCGATCCTGAATCACCGGAATCTTTCATGCTGAGGCCAAAGCGCCGCCGCTGGGAGAACGATAAGTACACCCGCTGGGTTAAGTCGCAGCAGTGCAGTTGCTGCAATAACCAGGCAGACGACCCCCACCACCTGATAGGCCACGGGCAGGGCGGAATGGGTACCAAGGCGCACGACCTGTTTGTGATACCGCTGTGCAGAGCGCATCACGACGAGTTGCACGCTGATCCTGTGGCATTTGAAGCGAAATACGGCGACCAGTTGGTGCTGTTGTTTCGGTTTTTAGATCGTGCGCTGGCTATCGGCGCACTGGCGTAAGTGGAGACGCAACATGATCAATCCTTCAGAAGTTGGCAAATCCGGCGAGATGGTTCGCCTTCGCACTCTCGAAAGCATCTGGGTACAGGGCAAGCTCCGCATGTGGGGGCGCTGGTCATACATCGGTGGTGGCTCTGGCGGAAACATGTTTAACCAGCTCCTGGCGTCCGGGAAAATCACCAAAACTGCAATCAACGATGCGCTACGCCGCATGAAGAAATCCGGCATCACCAAACCTGAGTTGGAAGCATACCTGCGTGAAATTCTCGACAGCAAAAACAAAAGCGGCCTGGCGTTCTGCTCTGATGAAGAAGGGCTGAAGGTTGATGGTGTTATTGCTTCGGTACTGATGAATGATGACTATCGGGGACTCTATAGCGTTATTGTCGACCGTCACCGGCTGCGTAAGAGCAAACTGCAGATGGCTAACGAGCTCAATGCAAAACACCCTGACTGGACCTTGATCACATGCCGCCGCCGCATAGACACCTGGGTAAGTTTGGCAGAATCGATCCTGTACGCTCCACTTTGTGACGCGTTTGGCACAAATAGCGACAGATTTAAGTTGCAGAGTGAGCAAGAAAGTGCTTAAATTGTGTTAGGCTCGGGACAGTAAAGCGTACTGAGCAACAGAACAGAACAAAACATAAACCCGCCACTGATGCGGGTTTTTTATTATGACAGTGTGCAAATACCACCCAATTACTGGAAAGAATATTTCGTCAAATAAAATCTATTCTTGGTTTTCCATTACTATCATAGTCGATTTCAAACGAGCTGATTCGTCCTGTAAATGAATGACAAACCTCGATTCCTTCTTTTTCAGAAATTGAGTTCAATCTTTCAATTAAGCCAACTATCACTTGGTTTCTGTCACATTCTTCCTGAATAAGAAAAGAAACATCCTGGAATACATGGTTAGTAAGGCCAGGGTGGACTGTTTCTGTAAGGCACTTATCTAAGATAAAGGCCTTATACTTACCAAAAATATTTAATGGGAAACGAACTGTGTAGTCGGACCACCACGATTTTGATGGAATCATAAATCCTCCGTTTAAAACCAAGTTATCGTCATTAATACAAATTACTTTAATTATTAATTTTCATGGACTGGCATCGAAAGAAAAGATTGGTTCATATCTTTGACTGCGAGCCGGATCTCCTTTTCCCCTCATTTCTGAGAGGGTTCACGGCAATAAGAGGGGGGCTAGATGTCCGATCCTGTTTCTGGCACTACGGTAGCGGCTGGTGGTCTGATGGGGGCCAGCATGTTCGGCCTGGCAACCGGCATAGATTACGGTGTGGTGTTTGGTGCATTCGCCGGTGCGGTATTCTACGTCGCCACGGCAGTGAATATCAGCCGCCTTAAGCTGGTGGGCTACTTCATCACCTCGTTCATCTTCGGCGTCATCGGCGCTCCACTGCTTGGTTCTTACTTCTCAAAATGGACGGGGTACAGCGACAGGCCACTTGATGCGCTGGGCGCGGTAATCGTAGCCGCTATTGCTATTAAGCTGCTGACGTTCGTCAACAGCCAGGATTTGGGTAGCCTGTTTGGAATTCTCTCACGTTTACGTGGTGGAGGGGCCAGCAATGGTAACAAGTGATCCGAGTGCGATGGCAAACGCAATTATCTCTGCTGTGATCGTTATTGCACTGATGTTCTACCAGCGCGGCGGAGCGAGACATCGCCCGCTGATATCGCTGATGGCTTATTTCACGGTGCTGGTATACGCCAGCGTCCCTTTCCGTTATCTGTTCGGCCTTTACCATGAATCCCACTGGTTTGTGGTGCTGGTCAACGTCCTGATCTGTGCTGCCGTTCTCTGGGCTCGGGGAAACGTGGCGCGCCTGGTTGATGCACTGAGGCACTAATGAACCAATCACAATTTCAAAAGGCGGCTGGGCTAAGCGCCGAGTTAGCTGCGCGCTGGTTTCAGCCTGTCAGCGATGCGATGAAACAGTTCGGCATTACCACGCCGGAAGACCAGTCGATGTTCATTGCTCAGGCGGGGCATGAATCAGCTGGCTTCACTTTGCTGGTGGAGAGCTTCAATTACCGCATTGCTGCACTGGCGAACTTCATTCGTGCTGGTCGACTTACAGCAGACCAGGCAAATGCGCTTGGCCGCCGTCCTGAAGAACGCACTTTACCGATTGAGCGCCAGCGCGCTATCGCCAACCTGGTATACAGCAAGCGTATGGGGAATAACGCTCCCGGTGACGGCTGGTTATACCGTGGGCGTGGGCTTATCCAGATTACCGGCCTCAATAACTACCGAGATTGCGGTAACGGCCTGAAGGTTGATCTGGTTAAGCAGCCTGAGCTATTAGCCGAAGACGTTTACGCAGCCAGAAGCGCGGCGTGGTTCTTCGCCACTAAGGGATGCCTGAAGTATTCAGGCGACGTACTGCAGGTGACTAAGATTATCAACGGCGGAACGAACGGGCTTGAAGATCGTCGCGCTCGCTTCAGTCAAGCCAAAACCGTACTGGTGTGAGGTTGATATGGGGATTGAAACAATCATTGGTCTTGCTGCCCTGGTAATGGCTGCTATCGCCGGTGCTTTTGGTATTGGTCATTCACGCGGCACCAGCAAAGCGGAAGCGAAAGCAGAGCAGCAGCGCACCGAAGAAAAGGCCGCAGCGACTGAAGCAGTAGCCGAACGCCGGGTAGAAGCAACGAAAGAGGCCAGCAATGTACAGCAGACTGTTAACCACATGCCTGATGACGATGTTGATCGCGAGCTGCGGGACAACTGGACCCGTAAGGGTTGAGGTAGTGGACACGGCTTGCGATTGGGTCAAACCCATCTATGGCACTCACCAAGACTGGGATGCGCTGGATGAGCAGACGAAAAAGGACATTCTCGCGCATAACACTTCCTGGCAAACGAACTGCACTTAATCATAAAGATACTAAATTGTAATGAATAATAAAATATTATGCAGATATCAATCCTAAAGAAACCATTACAGCTTTAATTGCACTACCTGCACTTAATGCAAATTGAGGTAGGGTTTCAATATGAAATCTAATGAAGTCAATGGCCTTTGAGTATTTTTCGATTTTAGATTCTTTATCATTTTCGTCATAGAAATCAATCAATAATCGTGCTAGTTGTTGACATTCGACGTTATCTGTTGAAGCGAGTTTTTCAATCAAGTTGAGCAATGATTGGTTTTCATTTTCAAAAATAATGGTGGTATTACTCAATACAAAACCATCAGCACCATTGATTTCTACACCTGTATGAAAGTTGCCTTTTATATATAAACCATCAATGTTGCCATTTTTAAAGTTATTCGCAGTAACGCCTTTTTTTAATGGAGTTTGTTCATTTTTACCCTTTAAAAGGCTTATGAAATTATCTTTAATCTTAGACATGTCTTAAAACCTCTGTAGTTATATTCTATAAATAGAACCATCAAAGAAATCATAGATAAGTATCTGATTTTGATGATTAATGTGTAAGTGTCTTCCGATACTTTCTGCTACAGGACGGGTATACATCAACCACTATCCCAGTGTCTATGACTTTGCTCAATAACTTAATGTAATGAGATAAGGGAAGAACGAACCAGTGCATACTTTACGTTACAATCAGAAAAGATTGAATACCTTTGATCTTTTTACGCTCGAAAATTTTCATTTATGAGGGTGAACATGCAGGTCACCATTAATGGAATCCCGTTTGTGCCTGCCTCCGGCTCAGCTTCACGGATTGGAATTGCAATAACCTCTCATCAGCGCGCCGATACTCTGAAGCGAGCACTCGAACAGCACATGAAACATCTACCAGTCGGGGCACTGGTGGTGGTTGTAGATGATGGTTCGAAACCGGCAGCGGTAGCACCTGACGGCGTACAACTGCTTCGCCATGAAACATCATTCGGCATTGTTGCGTCGAAGAACGCCAGCCTCTCAGCTCTGATGGAGGCCGGGTGTGAGCATCTTTTTCTTTGGGATAATGACGCCTGGCCCATCGCCGATAACTGGCATCTCCCTTACATCGAATCACCCGAGCCACACCTGGCTTATCAGTTTCTCGATCTGGCTGGCCGCAATAAGCTGAATGACCTTTCGATGCTTTACCGTGACGATCAGCATGTGGCGTACACCGGACAGCGCGGCGTAATGCTTTATTACCACCGCAGCGCCATCGAGAAGGTGGGCGGATTCGATCCGGTTTATGGTCGCGGCATGTACGAGCACAGCGACCTTGCCCTGCGCATCCATAACGCTGGCCTGACGACCTGGGCTTACGCTGATGTCGTCGGTTCAGAAAAGCTGATTCATTCCCTCGATGAGCATGAAGCGGTGGAGCGTTCGGTACCGAGGCCCGACCGCCAGGCGCTGGTGGAACGTAATGTGAAGATCCACAACGAACGACGTGATACCGGCTTTACCGGTTACGTTGAATATCGGCGTCAGCGCGACGTGGTTATCACTACGTTACTGACCAGCCAGCCTGACCCTCAACGCGGCACGAAAATGACGGCCTCACCTGACATGCTGATCAAGTGGGTGGCCTCGCTTCGACAGTGTGGCCGCATCGCGCTGGTGGATGAACTGCAGACAGCCCCGGCAGATGTTGAACTTCACCGAGTCCCTGACGTGCAGATGAATGTCTATTTCCGGCGCTGGCTGCACATCTGGCAGCACCTGCGAGATCATCCTGAATACCGGTTCGTCTGGTGTACTGATGGCACCGATGTCGAAATGCTTCGTGCGCCGTGGGAAGAAATGCAGCCCGGGAATGTTTACGTCGGTTCTGAACCGAAGACATACGCCGACACCTGGGCGAAACAGAATCATCCTGAGCGTATCTATCAGGAATTCATTGAAGCGCACCGCGGCGATGTGATGCTTAACGCTGGTCTGCTGGGAGGCACCCGCGCTGATGTGATGGCGTTCGCTCACGGCATCATCCGTCTTTACTACCGTATCGAGAGTTATCGTTTTTGGAAGAAAGAACAGGCTGGTGCTGCGGTGGGCGATATGTTGGCTTTCGGTATTGTCGCGCAGTCATTCGCTGACAGGCTAGTCACCGGCCCACTAGTTCACACGGTATTCAAAACTGAGGGCATCGGCAAAGAAGTTGCCTGGTGGAAACATAAATAATCGGAGGGTATATGTCGCTGAGAAAAAAAATTAGGCAGATCGAAAAAGGAATAAATGAAATTAAGAAGGCAGCCCCCACAGGAGCCGCCAAAAAAATAACTTTTACCGCACCTGAGTTCAGGCTGGCATCGGTTGTTAAATCTTAAATTGTTCTAACTGATCGGCCAGGCCATTCATCCATGGATTACCCAGTTGGCGAAGTTCTACCAAAAAGGCATCCCTGTGATGATTGGCCATCTTTTGAAAGATAAGCCCAATTGCAACTTTCATTGCGGTAACTTCTGCACTCAGGTTTTCAAGATTAGAGGCGTCTGTGCTGATACGGAAATTTTCGATTACACCATGAGGCTGTTTTTCTGACATTTTTTTTCCTTATTCAGGGTTAATCAGCCATCCCCCCATTCAATGTTTCGTCTGTGTCCCACCACTGACGGGCTGAGTGCTTACCTTAACCAGGGTTAAAGCGAAGCAACACCCTGATATTCAAACAGTGGCCGCCATCGTGCGGCTTTTTTATTGGAGATTCGCTGATGGCTGAAGACATTAAGTTTGTGGTGGTAGGCCATCACTCCCGCATAGGGCATGCGCAACGGCTTGCTGCGATGCTGAATGCTCATGTGCTTATTGACTATGGTAACCACGGCGCGAACTGGAATCATCGGCGTGCTCTTGAATGGGCTTCCTGCCAACCTTGCCGGGTAGTGGTGTTGGAAGACGACGCGCTTCCTGTGCAGGGCTTCACCGATAAGGTAACTGAATGGCTGGCGCGCTTCCCTGACGACATGCTGAGCTTTTATCTCGGTACCGGACGACCACCTCAGTATCAGTTGCAGATAGCCGAATGCCTGATTTTTGCTGATAAGACTCGGGCTGACTTCATTACGCTACCACGAATGATACACGGCGTTTGCTATAGCGTGCCGCCTCAGCATATCGAACGTGTGTTGTCTCGATGGGATAGCAGCAAGCCTGCTGATTATGCTGTGGGTGATGCTTATGGCGGTGCTGTGGTTTATCCATGTTACTCGCTAGTGGATCATGCAGATGGTGAACCTGTTGAGCGTCACCCTGACTCAGCTCCACGAACAGAGCGCCGTAGAGCGTGGCGAATCGCCTGAAAAACCGGCCAATTGGCCGGTTTAATTAGTTTTATCTTTTGCTGTCTGGAGTCCGTTTAACTGGTACCCATGTTGCACCAGGTTTAGAAGTCGGTGGTGCAGTATGGTTATCAGGAATGGTTGTGTAGTTATCGGTTTGGCCGCCACGCGGACCGCGTTCACGATATACACCGCCATCACGTCCACTAGACTGGCCAGGTTTCAAACCCATAAATACCTCCACGATATAAGCCACAAAAGTGTGGCAAATACACTTTGCAGGAAGATTCACCGGTTTCAACGTGGCGATGACTCAATTTTTTAGGAGTGTTAATGCCATCACAAATACCAAGGGCATGCCGCAAGCGTGGCTGCCCAGCTACTACGACAGACCGCTCAGGCTATTGCCCTAGGCACCTTAACGAAGGCTGGCAGCAGTATCAGAGAGGACAAAGCAGGCATCAGCGAGGTTATGGCAGCCAGTGGGACAGACTGCGCCCCATCGTTCTCGACAGAGATAAACACCTTTGTCAAGAATGCCTGCGAAATGGAAGGTATACATCCGCTGAGACAGTGGACCACATCACCTCCAAAGCAAATGGGGGGACCGATGACCTGTCCAACCTCGAAAGCCTCTGCAAGCCCTGCCACAGGGCGAAAACAGCTGTTGAAAGACTCAAATGACATCAGTTCTCATTTGAATCGACCGAGGGGGAGGGCGGGTTGAAAGTTCAGGAACGACGCGCCAAAGGACCGCCGCCTAACCTCTTTTCACATCGCCGCAGGTTAGAAAACTTTTTTATGGGGTCCCCCATTCGATGATTAATAGGAGTTTTCGATTATGTCTGGACCACCGAAAACCCCGACCCATCTACGTTTGGTGAGGGGTAACCCATCAAAACGCCCGATCAACGAAAACGAACCAAAGCCCGCTGCTGGGGTACCCCCAACGCCTAAGCATTTCGATAAGCAGGGTAAATACTGGTTCAGGCGTATGGCTGAAGAGCTCGATGCGCTTGGCGTAATGTCGCAGCTTGACGCGAGAGCGCTTGAGCTTCTGGTTGAGGTTTACACCGAGTATCGGCATCACTGCGATACGCTGGAGAGAGAAGGCTACACCTACGCCGTTTATAGCGACGAAGAGCCAGACGAAGGCAAAGAGCGAGAGATTCGCATGATCAAGGCTCACCCGGCCGCCATTATGAAAGCTGATGCCTGGAAACGTCTGCGCGCCATGCTCGGTGAGTTTGGCATGACGCCAGCCAGCCGTTCTAAGGTTAAAGCCAAAGGTCCTGATGCGGTTGATCCGCTGACCGAGTTTATGAATGCGAGGGATTAATGGCTAAGGTTGCAGAAGGCATCCGCTACGCCGAGAGGGTGGTGGCGGGGGAAATTATTGCCTGTGAGTATGTGCGCCTTGCCTGCCAGCGTTTTCTTGACGATCTGGCACATGGCGAAGAGCGCGGTATTTTCTTCAGTGAGCCGCGCGCGCAGCACATTCTGAATTTCTATAATTTTGTGCCTCACGTAAAAGGCGCGCTGGCAGGCCAGCCTATCGAGCTGATGGACTGGCATGTTTTTATCCTGATTAATATTTTTGGTTTTGTTATCCCACTGGTTAACGAAGAAACGGGAGAAATCGTCCTGCGTAAGGACGGCAGCGGTCGGCCGGTGATGGTTCGGCGTTTCCGTACAGCAGATGTTGAGGTGGCCCGTAAAAATGCCAAATCAACGCTTTGCTCCGGAGTAGGGCTGTATATGGCTGGTGCCGACGGCGAGGGCGGGGCGGAGGTTTATTCCGCTGCTACAACCCGTGACCAGGCAAGAATTGTTTTTGAAGACGCGAAAAATATGGTCAAGAAGGCGAAAGCCACTCTTGGGCGGATCTTTGAATTCAACAAGCTCGCTATCTACCAGGAGCAAACGGCCTCCAAATTCGAGCCATTATCATCAGATGCAAACAACCTCGACGGCCTGAACATCCACTGCGCCATCGTTGACGAGCTGCACGCTCATAAAACCCGTGACGTCTGGGACGTTCTGGAGACGGCCACCGGCGCGCGCCTGCAATCGCTGCTTTTCGGTATCACCACCGCTGGTTTCAACAAAGAAGGTATCTGTTACGAATTGCGTGATTACGCCATCAAGGTTCTGCGCGGGCTGGTAAAAGACGATACGTTTTTTGCCATCATCTACACCTTAGATGAAGGTGACGATCCCTTTGATGAAAAAGTCTGGCAGAAGGCGAATCCGGGGCTGGGTATCTGTAAGCGCTGGGATGATCTGCGCCGCCTGGCTAAAAAGGCGAAAGAGCAGGTTTCGGCCAGGATTAACTTTTTCACCAAGCACATGAATATCTGGGTTACCGCTGAGTCGGCCTGGATGGACATGATGAAATGGGAGAAATGCGAGTTTATCGCCCCGCAGCACGAACTTAAAACCTATCCCTCCTGGGTAGGCGTTGACCTTTCAAACAAAATTGATATCTGTGCGGCCGCTAAAGTCTGGCGCGCGCCAGGTGGTCACGTTCATGCAGATTTCAAATTCTGGTTGCCGGAAGGACGCCTTGAGAAATGTTCACGCCAGATGGCTGAGCTCTATCGTAAGTGGGCCGAGCTGGACAAACTGATCCTTACCGACGGGGATGTAATCGATCATGCCCAGATTAAGGAAGAACTGCAGGCGTGGGTTGCTGGTGAGAGCCTGAAAGAAATCGGCTTTGATCCGTGGAGTGCAACGCAGTTCAGCCTTTCGCTGGCAGAGGAAGGGTTGCCGCTGGTGGAAGTGCCGCAGACGGTTCGCAATTTCTCTGAGGCGATGAAAGAGGTCGAAGCACTGGTATACGGTGGACGCTTTCATCACAGCGATCACCCGGTGATGAACTGGATGATGTCCAACGTAACCGTCAAACCTGACCGGAACGAGAACATTTTTCCTAACAAGTCCACACCGGAGGCCAAGATTGATGGCCCGGCGGCATTGTTCACAGCAATGAGCCGTGTTCTGGTTAACGGTGGCAACGACCAGCAGGATCTCTCCGGATTCTTCAATAATCCCATCATGGTAGGTTTCTGATGAAAAAAAACAAACGGCCAGGCAGGGTTAAAAGTGCTCTGCTTAACTGGCTTGGTGTGCCTATCAGCCTGACTACCGGCACGTTCTGGGAGGAATGGTTTGGTACCAGCAGCAGCGGAAAGGTGGTAACGGCCGATAAAGCCATCCAGCTATCGGCTGTATGGGCATGCGTAAGGCTGTTAAGCGAGTCTATTTCAACACTTCCGCTGAAAATATACGTTCGACAGCCTGACGGTTCGCGTAAAGCGGCAACCGACCACCCGGCTTATTCTGTACTGTGTCGCCGTCCCAATTCAGAAATGACTCCATCACGCTTTATGCTGATGGTGGTTGCCAGTATTTGCCTGCGCGGGAACGCCTTCATTGAGAAGAAATTCATCGCAAATCGCCTGGTTTCGCTGGTGCCTTTGCTGCCGCAGAACATGGTGGTTAAACGTCTTACTATCGGGGCGCTGGAATACAAATACACTGAAAACGGTAACGAGCGCGTCATTCCCGTCAAAAACATCATGCACATTCGCGGGTTCGGTCTGGATGGCGTTTGCGGCATGATGCCGATGAAAACGGGCCGGGATGTGATCGGTGCCGCGATGGCTGTTGAAGAATCTGCGGCAAAGATTTTTGAACAGGGGCTTCAGAGTTCAGGTTTTCTCTCCGCTGAAAATGCTCTCAGTGATGAACAACGTGAAAGGCTTCGCGGCTACATGGCTGCATTTACCGGCTCTAAAAATGCCGGAAAGATTATGGTACTTGAAGGCGGGTTAAAGTATCAGGGCGTCACCATGAACCCTGAAGATGCCCAGATGCTGGAAAGCCGTTCTTTCAGTATTGAGGAAATTTGTCGCTGGTTTCGCGTGCCTCCTTTCATGGTCGGTCATACCACGAAACAAAGCAGCTGGGCATCCAGTCTCGAGGGGATGAACCTGCAGTTCCTGACGCATACCCTTCGACCGCTGCTGGTAAATATTGAGCAGGAAATTGGCCGGTGCTTACTCGACAGCGATGATGACGTGTTTGCAGAGTTCTCCGTTGAAGGTCTACTGCGAGCCGATAGTGCCGGTCGCGCTGCATACTATACCAGCGCGCTTCAGAATGGCTGGATGTCCCGAAATGATGTTCGCCGTCTGGAGAACATGCCACCGATTGAAGGGGGCGACATTTACACCGTTCAGCTCAACCTGACACAACTGAAGAACCTTGAGAACAGTAATCCTGCCGTTCAGGCACTGGCGATCAGGGAGCTTCACAATCACGTATTCCCCGACATTCCATATGAGCAATCGCCTCTAAAGCAGGCCGCTTAGGAGCATAACCCACATGACAAAAAAACAACTTCCGGCTGCACCGGCGGGTCGTCCCTGCGCGCGTGTCACCTGTGAAACTTTACCGTCTGCACTGGATCGCTGGGACGGTGGGATCAAAGCTGCGGCCACCGACGATAACAGCATTTCTGTTTTTGATGTTATCGGGCAGGACTACTGGGGCGAAGGGGTAACAGCTAAACGTATTGCCGGTGCGCTTCGGGCGATGAACGGTGCCGACGTCACGGTGAATATCAACTCACCGGGCGGCGACATGTTCGAAGGTCTGGCTATTTATAACCTGCTCCGCGAATACGAAGGCCGTGTAACGGTGAAGGTGCTGGGCATTGCCGCCAGCGCCGCCTCGATAATTGCGATGGCCGGGGATGATATTCAGATTGGCCGCGGTGCCTTCCTGATGATCCACAACTGCTGGGTATACGCGATGGGAAATCGCCATGACTTTGCGGAACTGGCACAGTCGCTGGAGCCCTTCGATACCGCTATGGCTGATATCTACGCGGCGCGCTCCGGCCTTGATATGGCCGCCGTGCAGAAGCTGATGGACGCGGAAAGCTATATCGGTGGCAGTGATGCTGTGGCGAAGGGACTGGCAGACAGCCTGCTTTCTGCTGATGCGGTCAGCGACGGCGACGAATCGCCTGCAGCCGCGCTTCGCAAACTTGATGCATTGCTGGCCAAGACCAACACCCCGCGCTCTGAGCGCAGAAAACTCATTAAAGCCTTATCCGGTGGCATGCCTGGCGCTGTCACCACCAACGACGGTACGCCGGGCGCTGCCGAAGACATCAAACCTGAAACCATCAATTCACTTGAAAGCGCCCTGGCGGCGTTAGTCAAATAAGGACCCTTTATGTCTGAAGTAAACGATATTCTGAAAAAAGTCACGGCCAGCATTGAAGAAGCAACCGGCAAGTTCAATGCGAAAGCAGAAGAAGCCGTCAAAGAAGCGCAGAAATCTGGCAAGCTGTCAGAAGAAACAAAGGCAGCCGTCGATAAAATGGCTTCTGAGTTCAACGCCCTGCGTGAGGCAGAAAAAACGCTGAAGGCAGCGATGGGCGAACTGGAGCAACATGTTGCCCAGATGCCGCTGGCAAACGCGAAGCATGTTGTGGAATCAATCGGCCAGCAGGTGATCTCTGCTGAGGCGCTGAAAACCTTTGCTGCCGGTGTTGAAGGTGGCAAACGTATCAGCATCCCTGTGAAGGCTGCTTTGACTTCTGCGGATGTTCCTGATGGTATTGTGGAGCCTCAGCGCCTGCCGGGTATTGATACGGCACCGAAGCAGCGTCTGTTTATCCGCGATCTGATTGCGCCTGGTCGCACTTCTTCCCCGGCTATTTTCTGGGTGCAGCAGACGGGCTTCACCAACAACGCGAAAGTGGTTCCTGAAAATACGCAGAAACCATACAGCGAAATTGAGTTCACGCCAAAAATCACTGGCGTCAGCACCATCGCCCACCTGTTCAAAGCTTCAAAGCAGATCCTGGATGACTTCGCACAGCTGCAGTCCACCGTTGATGCCGAAATGCGCTATGGGCTGAAGTACGCGGAAGAGCAGGAAATTCTCTTTGGTGATGGTACCGGCGTTCATCTGCATGGCATCGTTCCTCAGGCGTCGGCGTTTAATCCAGCGTTCACTGTCGAACAACAGAGCGGGATTGATGATCTGCGTCTGGCAATGTTGCAGGCGCAGCTGGCGCGCTTCCCGGCATCCGGTCATGTTCTTCACTTCATTGACTGGGCGCGGATCGAGCTGACAAAAGACAGCCTGGGCCGTTACATCCTGGCTAACCCGGCGGCACTGACTGGCCCGACTCTGTGGGGGCTGCCGGTTGTTGCAACGGAAGCGGCAGCCTTCCAGGGTAAATTCCTGACCGGTGCATTCAACGCTGGCGCGCAAATCTTCGACCGCGAAGATGCGAACGTGGTGATCTCCACGGAGAACGCCGACGACTTCGAGAAAAACATGATCACCATCCGTTGCGAAGAACGTCTGGCGCTGGCTGTGAAACGCCCTGAGGCGTTCGTGTACGGTTCATTCAGCACCGGCGCGGGTAGCTGATAACTATTGCGGCCTTCGGGCCGCTTTTTTTCTGGGCAAACAAATGCTTGATCAAAATGTGGTGAAACAGCACTGCCGCATTGATACCGATTTTACCGGCGATGATGCTCTGCTGAAGATATACACGGGAGCGGCGGCGCGATACGTCCAGACATGGACAAGGCGAACGCTGTATGAGAATGAAAGCAGCCCTGGCTATTCAGACGACCCGGACCCGATTCTACTGAATGATGATGTTAAGGCAGCCATGTTACTGCTGATCGGACACTGGTATGCCAACAGAGAATCAGTGGCCGTCGGTCAGACCGTTGCAGAGGTCCCGCTTGCAGTTGAAGCCTTGCTGCAGCCATACCGAATTTACGGGGTATAGGAGGATTTTATGCAGGCCGGAAGAATGAGAGACAGGGTGGTAATTCAGAACATCACAACATCGCGTGATCCTTCAGGTCAGCCTGTTGAAGCGTGGCACGACGGCGCAGAAACCTGGGCAGAAGTAAAAGGTATCAGTGGGCGAGAGCTGGTAGCCGCTGGTGCTGAAACCGCAGTCGCCACCATCAGGGTATGGACACGATTTCGTAGCGATATCTCTGCAGCTTCCAGACTCAGGGTTGAAACCGGACCGTTCAAAGGCGCTATTTTGAATATCATTGGCCCACCGATTCCAGATTCTCGCGGTGTTCAGCTCGAAATTCTTTGCAAGCAGGGGGCCGAAAAATGATTGAAACGAGCCTCGATTTTTCCGGGTTGAATGACATAGCAAAAGACCTGGAGTTACTTAGCCGCGCTGAAAATAACAAGGTTTTGCGTGATGCCACACGCGCCGGGGCTGAGGTGCTTAAGGAAGAAGTGATCGCACGCGCTCCTGAGAGAACCGGGAAACTGAAGAAAAACGTGGTCGTTTTGACTCAGCGCTCACGCCGCCGTGGCGAAATTACTTCCGGCGTACATATCCGTGGCCGCAACATGCGAACCGGTAATAGCGACAACACCATGAAAGCCAGCGATCCGCGAAATGCGTTTTACTGGCGGTTTGTTGAGATGGGGACAATAAATATGCCGCCTCATCCGTTTGTGCGACCCGCGTTCGATGTTCGCCAGGAGCTGGCGACGGAGGTCGCGATCAGACGAATGAACCAGGCGATTGATGAGGCATTAAGCAAATGACGGAAGACGATCTCTATCCTCTGCTGGCCCCGCTGGCCGGAGGGCAGGTTTATCCCTACGTTGCACCGCTTGGCAGTGACGGGAAACCTTCAATTTCACCGCCGTGGGTAATCTTCTCGATCATAACTGATGTGGCCGCTGACGTTCTCTGCGGCCAGGCAGAGTCTTCTGTTTCGGTGCAGGTCGATGTCTATTCCAGCACCATCACTGAAGCGAGCACGATCAGGAATATGGCTCTGGATGCTTTGCAGGTACTGAGGCCTGCAAATGTTGTGAAAACGCCAGTTTATGAGCCTGATCTGCGATATCACCGGGCCACGCTCGAATTTCAGGTCACCGTCTGACCAGACCTAAACCATACCACCCGCTCCCGCGGGTTTTTTATTTCAGGAGACAGTTATGTCCTCACTTTATGAAAAATCACAGGGTACGAAGATTCAGATCACTTCTGTCCCGGCAACGCCAGAAACGGTTGGTTCTGCAACCTATCTGGATTTGCAGTGCACCATTAAAGAGGTGCAGTTCACTGGCGGTCAGAAACAGGATATCGACGTAACGACCTTATGCTCTACAGAACAGGAAAACATTAACGGCCTGGGCGCTCAGTCAGAAATCTCTCTGTCAGGTAACTTTTACTCAAACCCTGCACAGGATGCCCTGCGTGATGCGTATGACAATGACACCACATACGGTTTCAAAATCATTTTCCCTTCTGGGATCGGCTTCCAGTTCCTGGCTGAAGTTCGCCAGCACACCTGGTCATCAGGTACAAACAGCGTCGTGGCCGCCACATTCTCGCTGCGTCTGAAGGGCAAGCCCCAGAAAATTGATCCGGGTTCATAAGGAGTAACCGATGAAATCTATTAAGCAGCTCGCGCTGTCGCGTCAGTCCGCATTCCGCCACGTTACTGTTGAAGTGCCGGAATGGGATGGAGTAAAAATTATGCTCAGGGAACCATCAGCAGAAGCATGGTTGCACTGGCAGGACGTGATTAAACCGGGTGATACTGATGGTGAGTTGTCCGTGTCAGAACGTGCGCACCGCAATCTTCGCGCCGATGTCACACTGTTTATTGACGTTTTGTTTGACGAACAGGGTGAACCGGTATTCAGCAAAAATGATTTTGCCGATGTTGAAGCGGTGTATGGCCCTGTTCATGCGCGGTTGCTGCGCCAGGCTCTTCATCTGACTACTGACCCGAAGGAAGCTGAGGGAAAGTAGCACAGCCCGGCATGCGGTTTCTGATGTCGCTTGCGCTCCGCATGGGGCGCACGCTATCAGAGCTTCGGGATATCATGTCTGCCAGTGAACTCAGGCTCTGGGCTGAATTTGATAAACATAGCCCAATAGGTGATATCCGGGGCGACATTCAGGCGGCACAGATTGCAACGGCTGTGTTTAATGCTCAGGGCGCAAAAGCCACGATGAGTGACATGCTGCTGCGCTGGCAGCGTGATCCTGATGAAGAAGGTGCAGACCCGTTTGCCGGGCTTGAGGCGGCGCTAACTGCAGCGACACAATAAACGCTTCACTTATCTGTGATGTGGCGATACGCTCTTTCCTTAAGAAAAGGAGGAGTAATGGAACCATTGGTAGTAGTTTTTGGAATATTCGGGTGGCTGATAAATCTAATTGTGATTTTTTATTTATTACGATTTAGTACAAGGGCGAATGAACAAGTTGAAGCTCTTAAAGAAATAAATAAAAAACAAGATGCACAAATAGATTTACTAATACAGGTTGCTCACCAAAAGAAAGACGGTTTATAACTCAAGACCCGCTAGTTAAGCGGGTTTTTTTATGGGTGAAAATATGGCGACGCTGCGCGAACTGATTATCAAAATATCTGCAAACTCTCAGTCATTCCAGTCAGAAATTGCCAGAGCCTCAAGAATGGGGAATGATTATTATAGGGTAATGCAGACTGGGGGACGTCAGGCCGCTGCTGCGTCTCGGGAGACACAGCGAGCACTGGCGGAGGTAACGAATCAGATAAATACTGCAAAGGCGTCGGCTCTAGGAATGGCAGGGGCATTCGCTGGAGCATTTGCCACGGGGCATCTGATATCCCTGGCCGATGAATGGAGCTCTGTTAACGCTCGTTTAAAGCAGGCTTCCCAGTCGTCTGAAGATTTTACTGAGTCACAGCGCTCTTTGATGGAAATCAGCCAACGAACCGGAACCGCCTTTTCTGATAATGCGAGCCTGTTTGCTCGATCCGCTGCATCTATGCGTGAATATGGATACAGTTCACAGCAAGTATTGGATGTAACAGAGGCCATTTCTACTGGGCTGAAGCTTTCCGGCGCCAGCACCTCTGAAGCAAGTTCTGTTATCACCCAGTTTAGTCAGGCATTAGCACAGGGCGTGCTGCGTGGTGAGGAATTCAACTCGGTAAACGAAAACGGTGATAGGGTTATCCGTGCCCTGGCCGCAGGTATGGGAGTTGCCAGAAAAGATCTGAAGGCAATGGCCGATCAGGGAATGCTAACTGCAGATAAGGTTGTCCCAGCCCTGATAAGCCAACTCGGTACTATGCGCGGGGAATTCGAGGCAATGCCGCAAACCGTATCTGCGGCCACGACGAAAATCGAAAATGCTTTCATGGCCTGGGTTGGTGGGGCGAATGAGGCTACCGGTGCGACAAGTACTCTTGTTGCTGTAATGAATACGGTTTCAGACAATATCGATACTGTTGCTACGGCTGCTGGAGCTCTGGCAGCTATAGGTGGAGCTCGCTATCTTGGAGGTATGTTCGGCGATCTTGGTACCCAGACGGCGCAATTAATTGATGCCAAAAAAAACGAAATTGCGCTCGCAGCTGCAAGGGCCGAATCTGCTACCCAATCACAGCGAAAGGCAGCTGCGGATGCAATTGCTGCAGAGCGTGCTTATCAACTTTCTTTATCTGAACTGGAACTTGCGAAAAACACAAACGCAGAAGCAACAGCTACACAGAATGCTATCGCCAAACGCCGCGCTATGATTGCAGCTAATGCTGCTCTCGTTCAGTCAAATAGAGCAGTTTCTGCATCGCAAGAAGCACTCAACCGTGCAACATCTGTAATGAATTTGTTCAAATCTGGCGCAACGGGACTTTTGTCGTTAGTTGGTGGTTTACCTGGAATTTTAATGCTGGGAGCTGGCGCGTGGTACACAATGTATCAACGGCAAGAGCAAGCCAGAGAATCTGCAATCCAATATGCTGACACTATCGAACAAGTTCGCGATAATCTGAAATCAATGTCTCAGACACAAATATCCGCCAACCTCGGTCAAGCGAATATTTCACTGGACGCTCAGAATATTGCAATTGAACAGCAGAAACAGAAAGTATCTGAATTATCCAATCAACTTTATAACGCTAAATTAGCAGCTAATTCAGCTTCAGAGGGAACATGGCTGTATAACGACGCGATAGAGAAAGCGGCAGACTTTGCTTCAGAACTAGCGGTTGAAGAAGGTCGACTTGAGCAAATGCTCAACAAAAGGAAGCAAACACAAGAGTTAATTAACGACATAACTGATCAGGCCATAAACAAAACGGTAGAAATGGCTGGTGCTGTGAGTTCTCTTACAGAGATGTATGACCGTTTGAATAAAGTAACCAGACAGTCTACATCCGCAGCTCCTCCCAAATATGCTGGGCCAGTACTTCCTGCACTTGATACAAAGCAAGAACAAGCCATGGAGAAAGCTCAGAGACAGGCTGATCTAGCTGGACTGCAAGGGATTGAAAGGGCTAGAAGGCAGGCTGAGTTTGAGGCTGCAGACCTTAATCTTCCTGCCGGACAATATGAAAAATATATAAATCTTGCAGTGGAGGGGGAGAGAAAACTTCAGCAGCTCCGTGATAACAATAAAAAACCGCGTGGTAAATCTGATGCTGAAAAAACAGTTGATACGTATGACAAGTTGATCAAACAGCAGAAAGAGCAGATTGCTCTGGCTGGTCAAAATACCGAACTGGCAAAACTGAAATACCAGGTTAGCCAGGGTGAACTGGCGACGCTCACAGAGTCCCAGAAACAGACGCTGTTGCAGAATGCCGCGCTTATTGATCAGCAGAAAATTCGTGAGCAACTGGCAGCATATGAAGCAAACCTTGCTGATGCCAACGCCAGCTCGCGTGCATCAAACCAGGCTGAGCTCACTGGATACGGGCAGGGGAGCCGTATGCGTGAGCGTATGCAGGAAATGCTGCGTATCAGGGAGGAATTTCAGCAGAAAAACGTTGACCTTCAGCGCCAGTATCAGTCCGGTGATATCTCTGAGGAACTGTATCGCCAGGAGCTGGCACTGAATAAACGTTATCTCGATGAACGCTTACGCGATCAGGAGGGTTTCTACGCTGCGTCTGATGCCCAAAGAAGTGACTGGGCTGCTGGGATGCGGGAGGGCTTTGCTAACTGGGTAGATACTGCTTCCGATTACGCCTCGCAGTCAGCAGACCTGGTGAATAATACCATGTCTGGGCTGGTGGGGAATATTTCTGAAGCGCTGGCCGGAAACAAAGTTGACTGGGAGGACTGGTCAAAATCGGTACTGGCATCCATGCAGAAAATTATCCTGAACGCGATGATCGTCAATTCGCTACAGTCCTCTATGGGCGGTGGTGGATTCCTGGGCGGATTGTTTGGCGGCTCTGCTGGCGGGTCAACACCGTCTGGATCTTACAACTCGGCGGCATCAGGTCTTCAGCTCAACGCTAAGGGGGGCGCTTACGCTTCCGCCAGCCTCAGTGCTTACAGTAACAACATTGTCAGATCACCGACATACTTTGCTTTTGCGAAAGGCGCTGGGCTGATGGGGGAGGCTGGCCCGGAAGCCATCATGCCACTCACACGCTCTGCGGATGGTTCGCTCGGTGTTCGGGTAACCGGGGCGCAAACCTCTCCTGCGGGAAGCGGTGAAATCCATATTACCCAGCATTTCACCATTTCCGGCAATGGCGACGCCGCGCTTAAACAGGCAATGGAAGAAGCGGCAGCACGGGGGGCAAGAGACGGTGCGAAGCTGGCGAGGCAGGAAACGTTAAAGGATTTCCAGACGAATGGACCGGCCAGGAGAATGCTAAACGTTTAAGTAAGGAGTAACTATGGCTGCGCTTGAATGGCCTGCAGATGTATGTCCGGCGTCGCTGACGTGGCGGCCGGAAAGTAATACCAAAACCTTTCGTTCCCCCTTTAACGGCGCTTCTCAGACCGTTCGCTTTCCCGGTACCCGCTGGATTTGCTCCCTGACGTTTAACAATCTCACCGATGAAAAATCCCGGCGTATAGATGCGCTGGTGGCCTCGCTCGATGGTGAATATGGAAGGGTAAAAATTCGTGACTGGGGCCGGGATGGCAGAGCGCCAGCCGGGAATCCGGTTGTTCAGGACGCTAACCAGACAGGCTCGCAGCTGAGCAGCAAGGGCTGGACCCCAGGCAAACTTGTGCTGCGCACCGGGGATTACCTCACCGTTAACGATGAGCTGAAAATGGTTACAGCTGATGTGACCAGCACATCAACTGGTACCGCAATCATTCCGATTGCACCGATGCTGCGTACCTCGCCGCCGGTTAACGGCAAAATTGAGGTGGCTAACCCCTACGGTATTTTTAAGCTGAAGGATAACCAGCAGGGTGCGGGTAACCGTATTCCGGGCGTCTTTACCAGCTACACACTGGAGTTTGAGGAGGCGTTTTAATGCTCTATTCCCCATTTTCTGATTCGATGATCACCTGGCTCTCCCGCGACAGGGTTACTGCGGTGCTGGCGGCAAATGTCCAGTTTGAGTCCGGCACGGCTTACGTTCACTCCGGTACCGGCACACTGGTGCTGGGTGGATTTGTCTATTACGGCATGGGAACGCTGGGCGCTATTGATGACGTGAGCGAAACCAACACGACAAGCCCGACGCAACTGAAAATGACTCTGTCCGGCCTGGATATGTCCCTGTTTGCCAAAACACTTAACGAGCGTTGCGTGGGTAAACCTGCTGAGCTGTATCTTGTGGCAATGGACGACAACGGCGTGGTTCAGGTTGCTGACCTGATTTTTAAGGGCCGGGTATCCGGTACCGGAGCGACATCGGGAGATACCAACGCCCTGCAGTACACCGTCAGTAATATTTTTGAGGACTGGCAGCGACCTTTCCCGGATCGCTATACCGATGAATCCCACCAGGCAGCCCAGCCGGGCGACCGTATATTTCGCTACGTCGCTCAAATGGCAGAACGTTCAATTTACTGGGGCAGTAAAAAAGATGCGCCAGGATTTACCTATTCGTGAGGAAGCATGAAGCATCCAGACTGGCATAACAGATTAATCGCCGTGATAAGGGCCGCTGAAAAGCGGCCTTTTTTATGGGGCGAACATGACTGCTGCCTGTTTGCAGCTGACTGCGCAGAAGCGATGACCGGGGAGAATTTTGCTGACGGCTGGCGCGGGACGTATGACAGCGAAACAGGGGCGAAAAAAGCGCTGCTGCGCGGTGGCGGTTCGCTTGAAAAGGTTCTGGCTAAATATCTTGATGTAGTACCTGTGAAGATGGCTCAGCGCGGCGATATCGCGATTGTAGAAAACGCCGGTACCCGATGCGCCGGAGTGATTTACGGCGGCGCTGTATGGGTGCCGGGTGAAACAAGTCTGGTTTGCCTGCGCGTCAAACCGTTGAGCACATGGAGGGTTCGCTGATGCCTGCAGCTATTCCTATCATTGCGACTGTCGCCGCTGGCGCTGCAGCTGCCAATGGTGCCTACGCAATAGCAATGGCCATCACCATCGCTGCGCAGGTGGCCACGCAGATGACGACCAAAAAACCGTCTCTTGGTTCTTATCGGGACACATCCGAAAGGAAGCAGGTTTTGCGCGCTGCGGCCAGTCCAAAAACGGTGGTTTATGGAAGGACTGTGTCAGCTGGCACCCTGTTTTTCTCTGAAGAACAGCCCGGCGATCAGACGGATGGCGAATGGCTTCACCTGGCTATCACTCTGGCGGGTCATCCGCTGTCTGGTGTGGGGACTATCTACCTCGGTGATGATGATATCGGTTCATACCCTGACAACGCGACGTATGAGGTTCATAACGATCGTCAGACGGCCGACCCGTTTATGCTGAAAAACTGCCCATCATGGAAAGATGACATGATCGGCAAGGGGATTTCCTGGCTTCGCGTGTCGCTGAAGTTCAACGCTGAAAAATTTCCGTCCGGCATTCCGAATATCAAAGTGGAGAAGACAGGACGCAAGGTCTATGACCCGCGCACCGGCCGCACGGAATACAGCAATAACCTGGCACTTTGCGTGCTGGATTACTACCGCAATTATTTGAAAGTTCCTGACGCTGATCTGAACTGGGATCAGTTTCAGGAAGCCGCCAATATCTGCGACGAAACGGTAACGAACGGCGACGGTACGTCTGAAAAACGTTACACCCTCAACGGGGAATTTGATCTCAGTGAAAACAAGGCCAGCATTCTTGAAGCGATGCTGGCGGCGGGTGCCGCTGAGCCAACATACATCGCCGGTAAGCACGGAATTCTGGTTGGCGCGTATTACGGCCCGGCGACGGAAGTGATCACTGAAAGCCAGCTGGCTGGTGACATCGAAATCATGCCGGAAGTGTCCCAGTCTGAGCGCGTTAACACCATTAACGGAACGTTTATCGACCCGAAACAGACCTATGCAGAGGCTGATTTTCCGGCTGTTTCTGTAAGTGAGTGGGTTGCAGAAGATGGCGTTGAAATATCGCAGGATATGAAACTTCGGTTTGTGACCAGTGAGTTTCAGGCCCAGCGCCTGGCGGATATTAAGCTGAAGCGCACCCGAATTTCGCGCACGATGAATCTCACGCTGAACCTGAGTGGCTACCGCTACCGACCGGGTATGTACGTGATAGTAAACTTTCCGTCGCTCGGTATCGTTAATGTCGAAATGCGTGTCACTGACTGGAAATTTGGAGTTCAGAACGGCGTGCAGATCACCCTGAAACAGGAAACTGCTGACGTCTGGGGTGATGCGATTGGGAAACCAATTGAGCGCCCACCGTTTACGCAGCTGCCACCGGGAGGCGTGGCACAACCGCAGAACCTGAAATATACCGTCGAGGAAATTGGACAGGTGGTGCAGGGCGTGCTGTCCTGGCAGAACATCGGGCAGTTTGTTTATAACAAGGTCGTGATCCGCAAAGCGGATCAGATGGTGCTGTCTGCACAGGTTCCGGGTTCATTCACCAGGCTGACAGGGCTTGTTCAGGCTACCTACACGGCTCATGTCACTGCGGTAAATCAGATGGGCGCAGAGTCGCCGGAGGCATATCTCGAATTCAGTATTCAGGCACCGCCTCCACCGTCCAGGGTCGATATTGAGCAGAGTTATTTTGCCATTACGCTTTACCCGCGGCTGGCAGCAGTGACGAACGTCTCAACGCAGTTTGATTTCTGGACGTCCGGCGAAACCAGACTACCGAATACCAGCACACCCACTGTTGAAGGTGGTGCAACGCGCGCCGGTGTCGGTACCACCTGGAGCAGCCACGGTCTGAAGAACGGTCACACCTATTACTGGTATGTCCGCACCATTAACGCTTTCGGAACGTCTGCATTCGTGGAAGTGGCCGCACTGTGTCAGACCGACACATCAGACCTGATTGACGTCATTGACGAGGCTGTCAGGAATTCTGACGCCATGAAAAACGTGGAGAAGGGTGTCGATACCAACCTTGAAGGTATTTTGCAGAATGCGCTTGCGAACAAAGGCACTGTGGATCGCCAGTTCCAACAACTGGGAGTAGTCAATGCTGAAATTCTGACGGTACGAACCACCATCGCTACGGTAGACCAGGCTCTTGCGCAGCTTACAACGAGCGTTAAGGCACAGTTTGGAGAGGTCAATTCCCAAATCCTTCAGCAGCAGACAGCCATCAGTGACAACGCAAAAGCTATTTCCTCACTTGATACCTATGTGCAGTCTCAGGTAGGCAGTCTGACGGCCGCCGTCAATCAGAAGCTGAACGCAGAGGTAACCAGTGATGGCAGCGCAAAAGCGTCGTATACGCTGAATCTGGGTATTGTCCGAAACGGGGTGAAGTACAACACTGGCTTTGGAATGTCCATCGAACCATCAGGAGGGTCATACAAATCGACAGTGGTATTTGCTGCTGATCAGTTCGGTATCTATTCAGGAAGCGATCCGGGTAACTATCAGGCTGCGTTCTTTGTGTTCAACGGCCAGGTATTTATTCGCGACGCGATGATCCAGGACGGTAGCATTACGAATGCGAAGATTGGCAGCTACATCCGTTCGACAAACTTCGCTGCCGGAGTTCGCGGCTGGAACATCGACAAAAACGGCGATTGTGAGTTTCACGGAAAGCTCTACGCAGACAGCGGTAATTTTGCCTTCAACGGGACCAATAACACGGTCGTCATCAACAACAACGGTATTACCGTCAATATCCCTGGCGGTGGCCGTATCGTCGTTGGCTCATGGTGATTTATGCCTTCAGGACTTTTAATCGATCTCAATGATGGCGGTAAGCCGATGGAAATCACCGCCGGATTACGCTGCCCCACTTATGGCGGGGCGATTTCCGGCGGTATCGGGAAAGTTAATACCGCGACTGTCGAGGGCTACGTTTCGGGTTCGAATGTTATTTTCATTCCCACCCAGACGGTAATCAGCGACGAGGGGATATTCAAACTGGACAGCGTCAGTATTTCCGGCGCGAACGTCACGCAAAACTGGAGCGGAAATTCAAACCCCGGATTACCCAATCCACAGCGCGTGGCGTTCTCCGGCACGCTTTGGCAGATACTGCCCGTAAGCCAGAATTCAAGCGTTGGCCTGCTCGTTCAGAACAGCACCGACTTTACGGCGATTACAACGGCGTCGAGGGTCGGGTACTGCATTTATAAAGCCAGGGTAACTGTCGGTACGTCAGGCTGGGTCACTCCGACCATTGCAGGATTTGATCGCAGCAAATACCTGGTCTGCTGTAAGTGGAACAGTCCCTACACGCTGGACTATGACGGAAACCGGCTACTGTTTCTTAACGACGGGTCAAACACGGAAGATCAGCCCATGAGTGGCACTGTTGATGTGGTCATATTCGCAGGTGGCGTTTCGCCGGTGGCCGCGAATCCCGGATTCAATATCTATAACGCGGCAGGCCAGTGCACGTTCTCAACGGCGAGAAGGCCATTTGTTTATCTCGGCACTAATTTTGTGCCATCCACAACAGCGCAGACCGTCCCCGGTGGCGGATATGTGCCGGTAGGCCGTTTTGGTCTGCGCGTTCCCAGCTTCGGCGGTGGTCGCATTTACCACTATCACTATGGCCTGGTTATGCAGAACGGCACACTGAGGGCAGGGAGAGGGCTGTATGTCGGCTGGGCTGACAGGCAGCTCGCGAACGCCGGGGTTACGCCGATCTCGTTACCCGTTATCCCAGATATGTACGTCTGAGCCTTTTATCTGTTTTAAAACCAACCTCGCTCCGGCGGGGTTTTTTATTGCCTCAAAGGAGCAACTATGTCCGCAGGAACACTGACACTGACCAATAACTCAGCAGCAGTCACCGGCAGTGGCACAGCCTTTACCACCGAACTGGCCGCCGGAGATTTTATTGTTGTGACCGTCGGCGGTATTCCCTACACGCTGGCGATCAAAACAGTGAACAGTAATACCTCACTGACGCTGGTCAGCAGCTATACCGGACCCACTCAGGCAGGGGCGGCATGGTATGCCGTACCGCGAGTGGCAATGAATCTGGTCACTGCGGCGCTGGTGGCCCAGAGCGCAGAAGCCCTGCGTGGGCTCAATTATGACAAACAAAACTGGCAGAGCATTTTCAGCGGTACAGGAAACGTTACGGTGACCCTGCCAGACGGCAGCAGCTTTACCGGACCTGCCTGGAATAGCTTCACCCAGGCACTGAACGGCAAGGCCGACAAGGTAAGCGGAGCAGTACCAGTTAACCAGGGCGGGACCGGGGCAACAACTGCAGAAAGCGCTCGCTCAAACCTCGGTTTAGGAAGTAGCGCCACGAGGAACGCATACAGCTCCACCGGGGATCTGCTTTCCGTTGGAGATTTTGGATTAGGATCGACAAGCGCCCCCGGACTTAATGATGCTAATTTGGGACGTCAGACAGCTTTCTCTGGGGCTGGCGGTGCTGGTGCAGTTAACTTTTTCGATGCGTATTCTCCGTTGCTATCAATGGTAAGAACCACTTCAATAGCGGTACAGATGCAGATAACAGCAGCTGGCAAATCTGCAGTCAGAGGGTGTAATGCGGGGAACTGGACACCGTGGTACGAACTTTATTCAACTCAAAATACAACGAAATCCAGCGACGGAACCCTTAAGGCTGCATCGCCAGTTGTAAAGGTTTTTTTTGACGGGACATATGAAACAAACGACGAATCAGCAGGCGTTAAGGTTACCAAGATTGCTACTGGCGAATATCTGGTAGAAGGATGCGAAGGTCTAAATTCTGACGCCGCCTGGAGCGGTATTGACGGTGGTTTTGACATCCCCATCGACCGCAACAAGCAGCCTCTGATATGGCTGGATTATGAGGTTCATGCTGACGGATCAGTACTGATTAAAACCTATCACCGCACACACCCGGAAGCGCCTGCGTTCGCCAGGAACGAGTTGCAGGGCATCTACGACGGCGATCCAGTCGATATCCCCCGTGACCAGTTTGTGTCCGTACGCGTCGAAATGCCTGCCGGTTCTTTGTACAACCAAAAAATTACAGCTGCTGAGCTGGCCATGACTACCGATCAAGGTGAATAAAGCACCCGCGCTGGGTTAGCCGCAGCTCGTGAGAATGGGCGAATCGGCGGCAGGCGTCCGAAACTTACCCAGGAACAATGGGACCAGGCGGGCCGACTGATTGCGAACGGCGTGGACAGGAAGCAAGTAGCGATAATTTATGATGTGGCTGTATGCACGCTATATAAAAATTCCCCGTTTCAAAACCGGCTTAAATTTGGTCGCACTGAGTTACTGCCATAAAATTTACAAAATTTATTATTCGAAGTGGCATAGAAACTTAGAAACGAAACGGCGAAGCTTTGAACAGCCACTGAAAAGGCAGTGTATTGCGAATACTCAAAAAGGAAACTACTGTATATAAAAACAGTATTTGAGGTGTGTAACATGGAATTTATCAAGCCTGCAGAACTGCGAGAAATTATCGCTCTCCCACTTTACAGCGACTTAGTGCAGTGTGGCTTCCCAAGTCCCGCAGCTGATTACGTTGAACAGCGCATCGATCTCAATGAGTTACTTGTTGCTCACCCGAGCTCAACGTATTTCGTCAAAGCCGCGGGCGATTCTATGATCGAAGCAGGGATAAGCGACGGCGATCTGCTGGTGGTGGATAGTTCCCGTACTGCTGAGCATGGAGATATCGTCATCGCCGCGGTAGAAGGGGAGTTTACTGTTAAACGACTGCAACTGCGCCCGACAGTGCAGCTCATTCCAATGAACAGCGCGTACTCACCGATCATCGTCGGCAGCGAAGATACGCTGGACGTTTTCGGCGTCGTGACTTTCATCGTTAAATCTGCGAGCTGAACATGTTTGCTCTCTGTGATGTGAATTCGTTCTACGCATCATGCGAGACTGTATTCAGGCCGGACCTGAGAGGGCGGCCGGTTGTCGTTCTCTCAAATAATGATGGCTGTGTAATCGCACGCAGCGCAGAAGCAAAAGCGGTCGGAATCACTATGGGGGAGCCATTCTTCAAGCAAAAGGAGCTTTTCCGGCGTGCTGGCATTGTTTGCTTCAGCAGCAATTACGAGCTTTACGCTGACATGTCGAACCGGGTAATGACGACACTGGAAGAAATGAGCCCCCGCGTCGAAATTTACAGTATCGATGAAGCTTTTTGTGATCTTACTGGAGTGCGAAACTGCCGGGACCTGACCGAGTTCGGCAAAGAAATCCGCGCTACGGTTCTGAAGCGTACGCACCTGACTGTAGGGGTTGGCATTGCGCAAACAAAAACACTCGCTAAGCTGGCAAATCACGCCGCCAAGAAATGGCAGCGCCAGACGGGCGGGGTAGTGGACCTGTCCAACATCGATCGCCAGCGCCGACTCCTTGCCCTGGTACCAGTAGAGGATGTATGGGGCGTCGGCAGGCGCATCAGCAAGAAGCTGAACGCCATGGGCGTTAAAACGGCTCTGGACCTCTCCGAGCAAAGCACCTGGATTATCCGCAAACACTTTAACGTGGTACTCGAGCGAACGGTCCGGGAGTTGCGCGGCGAGCCATGTCTCGATCTGGAGGAATTTGCGCCTGCAAAGCAGGAAATCGTCTGTAGCCGATCATTCGGTGAACGCGTCACTGATTACGAACAAATGAGGCAGGCCATTTGCAGTTATGCGGCCCGAGGCGCAGAAAAGTTGCGGGGAGAGCATCAATACTGCCGCTTTATCTCTGCGTTCGTGAAAACCTCTCCCTTTGCGCTTAACGAGACATATTACGGTAACAGCGCGTCCATGAAGCTTCTCACCCCCACTCAGGACTCCCGGGACATCATTAACGCCTCGGTAAAGTGCCTCGACAAAATCTGGAGGGATGGTCACCGGTACCAGAAAGCCGGCATTATGCTGGGTGATTTCTTCAGCCAGGGTGTGGCTCAACTCAATTTGTTCGACGAGAACGCGCCGCGGGCTGGAAGTGAAAGGTTAATGGAGGTGCTCGATCACCTCAATGCAAAAGACGGGAAAGGAACTCTCTACTTTGCTGGCCAGGGCATACAGCAGCAGTGGCAGATGAAGCGAGAAATGCTTTCGCCGCGGTATACGACGAGATACTCAGATCTGCTTGTTGTCAGATGACGGGTTCGATTAACTCCGGCCCCTGGTTCTTAACATTCCCCACGGCACGCGTAACGGCGTGCCAGATAAACTTGTCGGCGGGCACAGCACCGTCGGCAGCTATCTCTTCAGCTTCTTTCCCGCCAATATCCTGCCGCATCCATTCCCTTGCTGCTTCTGGTGACAGAACCAATGGCCGTCGGTCGTGAATGTCGACCAGACCTTTGTCAGCTGCAGACGTCACTATCAGGAAACCTTCTGCTTCATCTCCTCGTTCAAAAGGTGTGCTGCCGATCGCAGCCATAAATATAGGCTGTCCATCTGCCCGGTGAATGAAATATGGCTGTTTTTTGTCGCCTTCTTTCTTCCACTCGTACCAACCATCAGCGAAACAAATCGCTCGACCATGCTGCCAGAGCAGTTTGAACATTCTGCTGGTGGCCGAAGTTTCGACGCGCGCGTTTATCAATGGTGCTTTATCCCACCAACCGGGCGCATATGACCACAGGACAGGATCAAGATGGAGTTGCTCGTCGCGTTCGCTCAGCAACAGGACTTTGGTACCGGGCGCGACGTTGTAACGGCCAATAGGTTCCGGGTCGTATGCGATGTCGCGATCGGCTTGGTCGGCAAGATATGCCAGATATTCTTCACGGGTTTGTGCTTGTGCAAAACGTCCACACATAAAAACCTCCAGTTAGTCAGACTGAAAGTATAGGGCAGGGAGAAAAAGTAGCGCGCTAGTTAAGTCTTACAAACGGATTCGTGGCGATTATGCTGAGCAGAAAGAGAGGCGTAAAGCGATACGTTGTGAAACTGGAAGGACCTACGCAAAGTTTCAACAAAGCTAAAAGAAAAAATTAAACCCGGTAGGGGAGCCGGGTTCGCTGTGATGACAGTAAAGGAATTCATTCATTTGTAAGCCACATATCAGACTCTTCAAACATATCCTCCAGCATACGGTTCAACTTTTCACGATCACTTTTGCTTGCATCACTATTCAATCCGTTAGCCTGCATAGGTTTTACCTTCACTTCAGCATCAGGGAATATCTGATGAACCCTCTTCGTCAGCTCAGCCAAAATAATTTCTCTGGCACCATCCAAACCTTGGACATTTCGCTTATCGTAAACCAACTCAACGAACATAACAGTCTCCTAACTTTCTATGAGAGGAGGTTGTATTTTTACTGTAAATATATACAGTGTCAAGGTGAGTGAAACGATTTTCAGGACGTGCTTTTTTATCGTCTGTCTGAACATAAATTACGGGTAGTTATTCCCCGGTTATTCCCCAATGTTTCCCCACAAGAAATTTACCAATAAAAAACCAGCCATAAGAGGCTGGTTTTTAATGTGTTTTTGGTCGGCACGAGAGGATTTGAACCTCCGACACCCGACACCCCATGTCGGATGTTCAAATTTCTTCTAGCTTATCTATCAGAGCAATTGAAGAGTCCGCAAAGTTCTTTGCAGCGTCCTGTGAAATTTCAAAGTTATGCTTATGTGCAGCCATGTTACGCAAGTTGCGTAAGCTATCGTGTAGAGCTGCAAAATCTACATCAACCAAGCCAGCTTGATAAAGCAAGCGCATAAACTGATTTCCGCTCATTACCTCGAAGCGACGGTCGTTTGTATGAGGAGGCAATTCAATTGTTCCATCATCAACTTTTCGTTTCACAGCATTCCGCAATGAATCTTCAAGTTTCAGATAAGATTTCATAACAGTCTCATAAGGACTTAAGAAAACAAAATCTTTGTAACGTTCTGAGTTGTCTTTTTCTTTACCTGAAATATTTTCAGCCTCCCCAGCAGCTTCTGCAGCTTGTTCTTCAAACATCATCTCAAACTTATCATATTTTATTGATTTGATTGTTCTAATTAGTTTGAAAAGGTCATTTCGACCGTAATAGAGAACACTAGCTAAAAGAACTGGCCAGGCTAATGACTTGATCACTGATGATAGGAATGTAAGAAAATCCATTGTCTTTGCTTTTTTTCGAAGTAGAGATAGAGTATATGTTACAAAATCGTTCCCCAAAACGAAAGTAAATCTTCTATATTTCAGCATGTTAGATATTGTGGTTCGGCGTTAAAAAAAGCTGTATAATTGAGGAATCTCTCGAAATAACAATGCATTATGTCACTTTTTTTAATGTAATGCTCCGTCATATGGAATGGTTCGAAGCGGCAGACCTGATCGTTAAAGGTATGGAAGGCGCGATCAACGCGAAAACCGTAACGTACGATTTCGAACGTCTGATGGAAGGCGCTAAGCTGCTGAAAT